CTAGTTTTATCCACATCGCCAAGCTAACTAACCTTAAAGTTAAAGCGAAGGCGATAGTGGATAAAACGGTAAACATTGAACAATAAAAAATAACCTTATCTTTAACTTCCAAAAAGTGCAATAGAAACTAGAATCCGCCTACCGCGACACCCCAAATTGTATTTAGACAGACAATGAAAATTTCAAAATTCAATTTCAAAACATTCTTAATTACGACAATAATTTGTTGTGTTTTGACTTTTGTAACATTGGTTGCAGCTGCAGCAAGAGATGAAGGAACAGGTGGCGATGGAATAGTTGTGAAAGCTCTTGAAAAACTATTTTACATCTTTCGTTTTCCGACACACACTTTATTTTTTCAGTTTATGAATGGCTCAATATTTTTTGTTGGACTATTTCTAAATTGTCTGTTTTATGGACTTGTTGTTGAGAGACTTTTTTCGTTTAGCAATAAGAAGGAATCTAAATTATGAGAGCAATTATAATTATCTTAGCGAGTACTTTTCTTACATCTTGTAACTCTAATGAAAAGTTTGACAAAGCAAAATGGCAAGAGCAGGGCGACTTGAGAATTTACACACATAGAAAATCTATGCTGAATGATTTGACAAAGAATTATAAGTTAACAGGTCTTTCGTACAGACAACTAATCAACTTAATCGGCGAACCTGAAAATTATAACGATAAAGAAAAAAACATAGTTTATTATGAAATTGAAACTGACTATGGCAATGACATTGACCCAGTTTATACAAAGACTTTACAACTGAAATTGACAAAAGACTCAACTGTTGAATCGTTTACAATCAAAGAATGGGAAAAATAATTTGCAGACCAAAAACAAAACGCCAGCAGGCAACATTAGGTTTGGCATTATTGGGGCTGGACGAATATAGCCTCAACATTTGTTCTTTATTGTGCTTCAGTTCGGGCTTGACGTTATAAATTTGGCTTATGAATAAAACATCAGCAATATTGCAATCATTGGGCTTTAGTTATGGGCAGACGGAATACTAATTCCCCAACAAACGCCAAGCCTTTTTCGTTGTGTGTAATGCCGATAAACTGCTCAATAAACATTAACGACAGACAAAGAACTTTTACAAAATCAACTTGTATAGACTTGACCCAAAGCCCACATTGGGCAGACGAATAAAGCTTAACATTTTTGCACATCATTTTGCAGTAGTTTTTTAATTTGGCTTTTGTACTGGTGGACTTTTGCTCAAGTCTTTATGGTTTGACACAGAAAGCAATTTTGGCAATTCATAAATATTTAGTGAGACAAATTTTATCAGCTTACACAAAACGAAAAGACAAAACGCAATAAAAATTATCAGTTTGACAAAGCAACTTACAGAAACGGAATTTAGAAGTACGTTTGGAAATAAAATGACAGATGTTACAGAAACAGCAGAACCAGTTGTTGACATTTGGGATTATGTTGAAGAACTTGTAAAAGAAAACGTGGTTGACAATTACGTTTATGAAGACAATTTAGTTGAGACTGTTTATCGTAATGACACTTCAACTTTTGACCACGTACTCTTACCAACTGACGACCTAAACGTTTTTATTACACTTGTGGTTGACTTGACAAATGAAGCCATATTTGGACACATCAAATTAGACTTAAACCAAAAATATGGACTCACAGAATAGATGGCACTACACACAACATTAGGTTTGGCATTATTGGGGCTTGACGAATATTGCCTCAGCATTTGTACTTTATTGTGCTTTAGTTCGGGCTTGACGTTATAAATTTGGCTTATGAATAAAACATCAGCAATATTGCAATTATTGGGCTTTGGTTATGGGCAGACAGAATTCTAATTCCCCAACAAACGCCAAGCCTTTTTCGTTGGCTGCAAATTTTGACGACCAGTTGCACCAGCATTTAACAATAGACAAAACTCGTTTGACAAATCAATATTCTAAGACTTGAGAGCAAGTCCACATCTACTTTGTAGACAAATTTTGCTTTTGTAGTTTAGATAATCTTTTAGTTCTTTTTTGGGCTTTTGTGCTTGGTGGACTTTTCTCAACTCTTTAAAGTGACAATACAAAATGGTTTGACAATTGCAAATAGTTGACACAACAAATAGACAAAATCTGCAACAACGTAAAAGCAAGTTCTTAGGTTTGACGCAACTCGATTCTTAGAAAAATAATTTAAACTGTTTACAAATTACAATCAACTTTGGTTAGACAAAGAACGCAGCGAATAAAAGGTTTATAGTTGCTCATTATTTTCAGTTTTGCTGTGGCTAGACAAGGAACATTTGGAAGTAAATTTTGAAAGTTTATTGCAAAATACAATCTGCTTTTGTTAGACAAAACGCAGACGAGATTGAAGCAAAGAACGAAGCGTAAAAAATCTGCTACCAACATTAGGTTTTGTGCAAGTGTGGCTTGACGAATAAAGCATCAGCATTTGTACATTTTTCAACTTTAGTTTGGGCTTGACGTAACGCTATTGAACTAAACAATATATTTGAACAGCAAACAATAATTTGGCTTCAGTTACAGGCTGACGAATTTCAAATTCCACACCTGCACAAAGCCTTTTTCGTTGGTGGCAATTTTTCTGGAACACTCTAAAAATGAAAATTCCTTTTTGGTATTTACCAATATTTGGTATTTTTGACAAAAGTTTTATAAATGAAAAACACATCAATTTCACTTGGTAATTATTTTGACAATTTTGTAAGTAGTCAAGTTTCTGTAGGACGATATAAAAATGTTAGTGAAGTTATTAGAGCAGGACTTCGACTTTTAGAAGATGAGGAAAGTAAAGTGATTGCATTGAGAAAGGCAATTCAAGAAGGAATTGATAGTGGTTTAGTACACGACTTTAATCCTGACAAACATCTTCAACAATTAAAAGCCAAAAGAAAAATAAATGGCTAATTATAAACTAACAAACAAAGCTGTTGAAGACTTAGAAAATATTTGGGATTACACTTTTGAAAAATGGTCGCTAGAACAAGCAGACAAATACTATTCATTACTAATATCTAGTTGTAATTTAATTGGAGAAAACCCTAACATCGGAAAGAATTATTTTGGAGTTAATGCTGAACTATTTGGACTAAAAACTAATCGACACATCATTTTTTACCGAAGACTTCCCAATAAACCAATTGAGATAACAAGAATTTTACACGAGAGAATGGATTTGCAAAATAGATTAAACGACTAAATAAAACTGCCACCAACATTAGGTTTGGCATTATTGGGGCTTGACGAATATTGCCTCAACATTTGTTCTTTATTGTGCTTCAGTTCTGGCTGGACGTTATAAATTTGGCTTATGAATAAAACATCAGCAATATTGCAATTATTGGGCTTCGGTTATGGGCTGACGGAATGCTAATTCCCCAACAAACGCCAAGCCTTTTTCGTTGCCTGCAATTTTTTATGACACGATTCGCTTTTATATTATTATTTACTTTATTCGTCGTGAAAATAAATGGACAGAAAATTATTTACAAAACATTTCGAGCAGGAAAAACAGCAAATGATGAACCCATAAATTCACCTTATGTCAGACTAATACTTTATAAAGACAGTTCTTATCATTTTGTGCCATATAGTCCAGACTGTTGGGGACAATATACTTTAGATGGAAATTATAGAATATCAAATGATAGTTTGATTTTAACAATAGACGAGTATTATCCTGAAATTCAATGTAAACTTATTGACACATTTCATAGACGAGATTGGTACACAATTAATTTTTATGACAGAGAAAAAAGAAAGTTAGACAAGTATACTTTTTTACTTGAGAAAGACACAACACAGGCAAGTATTTTTCCAATCAAATACTTGGACACAATAGTTCCATTAAAAAGCAAACGCTTCATTACAGACACTTTCTACTTGCCTAAAAAAATAGTAAAGTTCAGACAAATGAAATTTTACAAACCCAAAAGAAGGAAAGCACCTAAAGAATATATTGTGTTTAGAATTCAAAATAACTACTCAATAATTCCAGACGAAAAATATAAATACTTAATACGACCTTTTGAAAGTTTAGAATTGAAGTAAAACTGCAGGCAACATTAGGTTTGGCATTATTGGGGCTTGACGAATATTGCCTCAGCATTTGTTCTTTATTGTGCTTTAGTTCGGGCTTGACGAATAAAGCCAAGCATTTGTAATTAATTTCATCATCATCTAAAAATCAGCAGAAGTTCCCAGCTTGACGTTATAAATTTCCCCATCTTCGCCAAGCCTTTTTCGTTGCCTGCAATTAAACAGACCATTCAAAAGTGAAACAGACTTTTTTAATATTTACAGTCATAATGTTAGTCAGCTGCATCAATCAAACTGACAAGCGAACTGTATCTGAAAAAGACATCTCTACTGCGGATAGTATTCCAAAAAATTATGTAGATACGATAAGGGAATTGGAGAACTCATCGACAATTCTGAACTATGATTCTTTAGGGGCATTAATTTCAAAAGTCCGTTTTGATGTAACAACTAAGAATTTGAAAGATTATGAGAATGGAAAAGTACCTTGGATTAGAATTGACAGCCCTCAAATTGACATAAAAAATCTAATTGGTAAAGATGAAATTGTTATACCTGAAACAAAGCTTACAATTATTATTGACTACCCTTTGTCATCCAACTATAAATTTGAGCTAATTTCTAAAAGCGGATTTACAAGAACACAACTAATCAATGAGATTAGTAAGCATTATTATCAACTTTATGATGAAGAAGAAAAGACTGCATCGATTAAAACGATTCCTCTAAAGGAGAGAAAAATATATAACAGAAACCAAACTAACGGCAAGTATGGAATTTGGGGACACGACATCGGTGACTTAGTTCTTGACGAAATACACGTTTATAAAAAATCAACTGGAGAAGTGTTTTTAGTCTTGCAACTTGAATCCTAATAGACTTAACTGCAGGCAACATTGGGTTTGCTTCAAGGCTGGCAGGACGTTGGAGCAATGGTCATTTTATCGCTGTTGTGCTTCATCTGGGCTGAACGTACATTGTTGGGCTTTTGTTTGTTATCCTGTACTTTTATATCTTTAATCAGCAGCGGTTCCGGGCGGACGAGCAATGAATTCCAGCCCTGCAGCAAGCCCTGCCCGTTGGGCGTCATTTTAGACAGACCTCGTAAACCCAAAAACAAACTTGACAAAATACTACTTTGAGAATTTAAAACATAGAACTGCATCATTTTGACAAACGAAGAATTACAAAAAAGCATTGATTACATTAACGAACAAGATTTAAAAGGACTTGCAACTTTTGGAATTTTTGCAATCGGTGATAATTGGGACGAAATAGCAATAAAAGCAAATAAAGAAGGACTACAACTTTTTGCATTACAACTTTTAAAAGCTTCACAGCAGACAAAAAATGTATTGCTCGACAAAGACATTGACACAATTCCATTAGACTCAAATGCAGAATGGATTAACCCAGAAAGCGATATAAAAATTTTCTATGTTGAGCAAGTGGACAAAACTTACAAGGAAGAAAAAGCTGATAATAGAAAAGAGACTTTTACTGACAAGTCTATGAAATATGGCTGTGTTGCTATTTTCATTTTACTTGTAATAGCAATGTTGGTAGGACTTTGGACTTTAGGGAAATTGCTATTTTAATTTGCGTTCCTTTTTTGTCGGTGGACAAAAAACGAACGCCCAACATTAGGTTTGGCGTTATTGGGGCTTGACGAATATTGCCTCATCATTTGTTCTTTATTGTGCTTTAGTTCGGGCTTGACGTTATAAATTTGGCATATGAATAAAACATCAGCAATATTGCAATCATTGGGCTTCGGTTATCGGCTGACGGAATGCTAATTCCCCAACAACGCCAAGCCTTTTTCGTTGCAAGCAATGTTATGACACCACTACCAACAGAAGACATAATTAAGTTTCTAAAGACAAACATTGAACCGTTGACTGATAATATTTACGGTGACGGTTTTAGAGCTTCTGTGACATTGACTGATGGGTTACAATTGCCTTGTGTTTTGTTTCGTAACTCTTCAAAACTTGTTGACTTAGCTGTTAGACGATTTAAGGAAGAACAATCAGGAAAAAGCATTTTTAGTAAATCGTCAGGGTTGGGTTACAGAGAAATCGTAAAGACATTTGTTGCAAGTGGAAACTGCATTAATCATTATGACATTGCAAAAGTGGACAAAAGCGACTTTGCTTTTCCATTACAAATTTTAAAACAAATTCGAGGTGAAACAAAAATGGGTTGGACAGGCTTTATTGCAAAAATGCAAGACGACAAACAATTTGCTTTTGGCACATCATTCTTGTTTGACTTTTTCGATTTACCTAAAGGCTATGTACCGACAGACATTATTGAAATCATTAACCATTCCTATCTTGACAAAGAAGGCAATCTAAAAAGCTATCACGACCCAAAGGTTTATGAAGAATTTGACAGAAGTTTAGTCTATCGTGAGAGACCATATTTTGAATGCTACCTTGACAATTTGTAGCTATGTTTGACAAAAAACACTGCTTGCAACATATGGTTTGGCATTATTGGGGCTTGACGAATATTGCCTCAACATTTGTTCATTATTGTGCTTCAGTTCAGGCTTGACGTTATAAATTTGGCTTATGAATAAAACATCAGCAATATTGCAATTATTGGGCTTTGGTTATGGGCAGACGGAACTCTAATTCCCCAACAACGCCAAGCCTTTTTCGTTGGCTGCAAGCTTATTTGACTGCAATTTATGAGACAGAGACTAATATTTACTTTATCAATTTTGACACTTCTTTCTTGCAATTCCAAACAAAGTAAAGACGAAATAAAAACTTCAAAATTGACACATCTAATTGGACAATTTAAAGAAGTTAAAATTGACACCTTTAAAGTGTTTTCAAATTTCGACCCTGACAGTGTTGGCTTTAAATTTTTAGGGACTGAAATTGACAGCACAGACATTAAATATTTTCCAGACAACATAAAAGAACAATATGCAGTTGGCAATAAAACTTATGCCTGTTTAAAGTTTGACATAGACAGCACAACAATAGGGCTTATTTCAAGAACACCATCAGAGTATGTTTCATCTTCAATTAAACTTTTTATTGTCGACAAACAAGCAGACAAGATTTCTGAATATGTTGAGTTGGCAGAAATGATTGGAGATGCAGGAGACGTTTTAGAAAAACAATCTTGGTTATTTTTCGACAAGGACAAAAAACTAAACTCTTTGATTTGGGAAATTCAATCTCACGATAATAGTGTAGAGAATGAAAAAGACTCAACTCAAACAATTGACAACAAATATTTTCAATTAGTTCGTAGCAGACAAAAGTTTGACACATTGAAAATAACAAATGAGAACTTGAAAATTAGGTTTGCAAAACTGTTGAAATAGAAAGCCAGCAGCCAACATTGGTTTGGCGTTATTGGGGCAGACAGAATAAACCTCAACATTTGTGCTACTAATTAGCAGCAGTTCGGGCTTGACGAATATAAATTTGGCATTTGAATAAAACATCAACAATATTGCAACTATTGGGCTTCAGTTATGGGCAGACGGAATTCTATTTCCCCAACAACGCCAAGCCTTTTTCGTTGGCTGCTACTTTACAAAAACTCTCTAATCCTTTAAGCCTGGCAAGAAAAATTAATAAATTTTATGACAATTTTTAAACGACTCTTTGCAATAACAATTTTGACTTTTTATATTTTGAGTTGTAGTAACAATAAAGACAACACTTACGAGAAACCGATAAAAGAAATAAGTGTTGGACAGATTGATTTTAAAATTTACAAGAAAAGTTATGGGACGAATGTTTCAAAAGATGGTTCTCAATTAGACACTTCAAATGGATATTTTTTGCAAGTAAATCTATGAATCACAAACAAAAGCAATGAACAAATTAAGTTTGATACATCAATGTTTAGGCTGACAAATTCTGCAGGCAGAACGTTTCCATTTTCAAATAATTATTCCGAAGTATTTAACTATATTGACACTTGCCTAAATGAAGTTGAAGTACCAGCAAATTCGACAAAGCACGGGTTTATAATCTTCAATGTTCCAACTATAGACGAGGATATTTTAGAACTCAATAACGGTAATTGGACAAAAGACAAAACTTCATTTGTCATTAAACCTGTAGACTAGAAAAGCAGCAGCCAACAAAAGGTTTGGCAATATTGGGGCTGACGGAATAACAATGAACGAGAGTAAATCTATATTCCTTTCGTCACAAGCTCGACAGAACTCGCCTCAACATTTGTAAACACAATCAACAACAGTAACTATATTTGACTTCAGTTCAGGCGTGACGAAACGCAAATGCCCCAACATCGCCAAGCCCTGTTCGTTGCAAGCAATTTTTGACAAGCAGTTTCAATTACAATCAACAATAGACAAAACGCATTTATAAAATCAACTTGGTAAGACTTGAGCCAAAGCCCACACAAGCTTTGGTAGACAAATTTATAAACCGTAAACAAAAACATTAAAATCGCATACTGCAAACATATTAAGGATTAAGATATTGAAACATCGAATTTGATTACTTCATAAATATTAATAAAATTGTGCATTTTCGTATTGTAAAGAATAAGACAATAAATAACACTTTGGTTAGAAATAAACACATTTTTTGTGTAAATCACTAGGGGTTTTAAACACCATTAAAACGTTTAAACGCTAATTAATAACTATTTAAATCCCAATTGTAGAAAGGGTATTCTTTTTTTAAAATAGTGATTGTTGGCTTTTTTTTCTTTATTTCAAGTATCTTACTAATGTTATTACTAATGATTTTTTGAATAGTAACTGGAGAAATAAAGAACTCAATTGATAGCCTATCTATAATCATTGAATAATTGAATTTACAAATAACACAATACACATAATATCTATTTAAAAGAACTTTGTTTCGTTTCTCAATTAGGTCTAAATTCCTACCATTATACTTAATTGAGGCGTTATTTTTATCCTCTTCTTTAATCAATATATCAAAAGTTTTTGAGCCTCTTTTTACAGACATATTTTATAAATTATCCTTTCTTATGTTTGGCAAATTTAACCCTAATACAATTTCTTGTCTACCACCGTTTATGCTAAACGAACCATTTACAGAATCAACTAAGTAACGACCAGATGTTTTTTCGGTTTTGTTTATTAGTTCAATTACATCATAAGGCTCTACAAATGGCTCTAAAAAAGCTTTAAAACTGCCTGTATAACTTCCATTTTCCTTTCGTTTTGCTATATCATTGGCTAGTTGTTGTAAATAGTATTTATCTTTTATACTCGGCAAATCAATTTTTAATTCAGTTCCTACACTTGAAGATGTTACTATTATTTTTTGCCCAGTATTTTCTCTAGTTTTTATTATCACTTTATATGTATTGCCAGCACTATATGATAAAGAGTCTATGCTTATAGTATTCCAATCTACTTTAAATTTAACATCGCCTTTATCAGATAAAGGAACATACCTTAAACCAACATATAAAGTTTCATGTTTAAATGAAACACTAAGTTTACAATTGTCAACCAAATATTCAAGCACATCAATTTTTCTTCTACTACTTAAATCAATAGTTCCACTAAGCGTTATATCGCTAATGGCATTACTTAACTTAATATTTGATTTTGATACTAAGTCTTGAAGTATTGTTTTAAGTTTAGGATTGTTATAAATCTTATTAAATGGTTGTTTTCTCAATTGATATGTATAACCTTCACAGTGTATTACTAAACTTCCTTTTTTGTCTTCAACTCTAGCGATAAACCCTTTAAATCTAAGTTTATTATTACCATCATAACCACATCGTAAAACAACAGGTGTTCCAATATCTACTAACTCATTTACATATACTAGAACTCTATTATTATAAATATTTTTTTTATATGCTCTATTAGGAACTACGATTTTGGCAGTATTACAATATTCAGTAATACTATTTCTCCACTCGCAGGATGAAACAGGTATTTTTAAATACTTTCCAATATCAATATTAGTTGTCATTCTAAACATAGATAATTATTTTTAAGTAGTGGGCTCTAATACAAGAATAGGCGTAGCCTCTAGCTCTTCAAACGCTTCACTTAAATCAAAAAGAAGGCTTAATTCTTTATCATCTTCAACAACTAAACAGCATTTTCTTTTTTGTAAATCTGTTGCAGCACTTTTTAGAATAGTAGCTATTTCAACATTTCCTACACAATAAATTAGAGTAAATAATTTATTGTATTTTTCAATATCAATTTCAATATTTCCTTCAATTGGTATAGTAATCATAATTTATTTTTTTGTGTTTATTTACTAAAACAAACATATCTGAGGGGTTATTTTTTATTATCAAATCTTTATCTGTCATACTCAAATATGTTTGTTTAAATCGGTTTTAAATACTGTTTAAATCTTCTTATTGATTGCCTGTTATATATTTCATATTTGGCACAATGTCCAGTGTAGAACCTGTTTGTATTTGTAAAATATCTTTCAACAAACCAAGTTGTTCAGGCTCTTGTTTTATTATTGCTTCAACCTGTCCAAGCTCCTTTATTTTTTGGCATAATTCAACAGCCAATGTATATCTTCTGTACTGCCTTTCTGTTGTTGCGTATATAGCATATTGACCTTCCCAAAATTTCAATTTTTGCTCCCATATAATAATATTATTGCTGTCATCTAAATAGTAGAAAGTATTGATGGAATTAATTGCAATTCTACTTTTGATAATAGCTTCTTTCGCCTCGTTTATTTTAGCAATTAAATCATCATAACCAGCAGGCTTTTTAATAATTTTCATTGCTTCTACTTTGTCTAATTCAAGACCGTCAATAACAATAGATTTATTAACAACCATTCTATCAAAAACAAACGTTTCTGTGTCTGTAAATAACTGCTGCAATTCATTTGCAAGCAAATCACCTAAACCCAAAGCATTAAAAGCAATAACACTTTGCTTTATTTTAAAAGCCACAGCCTCAAACGCCGTTTTTTGATTGTTGAACCCTTCTTCATTCATCCCGATTTTAATTGGTAAATTTTCCATTTTGTTTTTTGTTTTTTGTTAAAAAATAAGTAATCATTATATGTTCAACTTTACTTAATCAATGTTTAACTTGCCTTTATAGTCAACACCGAAATAAGCTTTAAAAAGTCTTAGAAAACCCATAACATCACGCTGCATGAGTTCCTCTACTAAACCAAGTTTATCAAGTTGTGGATATGTTAGTGATAATAAATATCTAAGCCTACTTGCAGCCATACTTGTCAATAAGCTTCGCAATTCATTCGGTTTGTCCTGGTACTGTTTAAACAATAAAGCTCTTACTTCAATTGTTATAGTTCCATCTTCAAAAGCAGTTTTAAGCATACTCTCAATATCCTTATCAAAATATTTGTCGGTTTTGTCTTGTTTTGTCTCCATAGCATTGGCTGTATTGGGTTTAGTTTTCTCTTCTGTTTTGTTGGTTTCAGCAATGTTTGCTTTTAGGTTAAGCTTTTCTATTTGTTTGCTATCAATACCAAACTGCAATGCACTTCTTAATTCGTCAGGTTTATCTTTATAACCACGATATAATGTTGCACGTAAATCACCAACAACAACATTATCACCGAAAGCCATTCTTAGAATGCTTTCGGTTTCTAAATCGAAATACTTTTCGTTTAAATATTGCGTAGAAGCAATTAAATTAGGCAGTTTTTTTGGCAGCCCTATTGTATTATTTAACTCTTGAATTGCAGCCTGTAAACTGCGAATGTCTATTTGATTGTTTGCTCTTTCCATTTTACAATTTGTATATCAAAAAAAATATTGCTGTTACTGCTGTTGATATAAAATTGCTGTTGCTGCTGTGTGGTTATAAAGCAAAAATAGTTTGCTATATAGCTATATTCAAATAAAGTTATTAGGTATTGAATCCACATAAGAGTAATAAAAAAGCCCACTCATAAGAGCAGGCTTTTTCTCAAATTGCTAATCACAAATATGAAGACAATGTAAAAGTAAAATATATAAAACTAAATATTAAACAAAGTTATTAGCTATTGAATCCACAATTAGCAATAAAAAAGCCTACTCAAAAGAGTAGGCTTTTACTTTGGAAAAGTAGCACTTAAAACCAGCAATAGAAAACAAAAATATATTATCAATCTGCATACACACTATAAAGTTATTAGGCATTGAATCCACAAAATAACCAATACCAAAAACAGCAAAGGCAATTACAACGTTAGTCGTAATTGCCTTTCTGTTGGCTGGACGGGTCGCAACCCTTCCTTTGCAAATATATGAGATTCCTTAAAATGACTAACCAAAATGTATTAGAATACTTAGCAAAACAACCATTTAGTTATTGAATATAGCATTTTAGTAACAGAATCAATAGGGGTTTTAACCATAGTTTTCAACCCAAATCAATCAAAATAATACAGTTTATTAGTTAAAAACAAAGCCATTTAAGGCATATTTATTATACTATTTAACAGAGAATCGGAGGGGGTTTAAACCTTTTTTATATAAACAAAAAAACCATATAACTCAATATTAATAGGCGTTTGGTGGTTTGTTATTGAAAACAAGTTAATAAATTAGTCAAAACATAATTTAAAATTGTTTTACGTTGTTTTTTTGCTTTCATCTTATTGTGTTCAAATCTGTGTGCTTCATTAACTACAATATCTATTTTCTCCCGATATTCAGGCACTAACAAATAGGCTTGTAACAACCTATATAAGTCAATATTACCAATAGAACCACCACCAATGTTAAGCACATCGGTAAGCACTACAACTGCTGCGTTTATTTCATTAAAATTTATATTTTCAATTTGCTTAGATGTAAGTGTTTTCTTTACTTTTTTCAATTTAGGTGTTCCATCTTCATTTTGATATTGCTTAAACTCTGATAAAAACGCTATCAATTTTTCGTGTCTTTCTTGGCTCATAATAGTAGTTTAAAATTAATACTCAATTATACAACAAATTTTGATTGTGAATTTTGAATGCAACATTTTAAACTATATATGCAAAAAAAAGCTAAGACCCTCGCCGACGGAAACAGTCCGTTGCAGTATTCTTAGCATTTACTTTTAACATTACTATTAAAAGGGGTGCAGAACCGTAATCCTGACACTGCGAATATAAAACTTAAAACTCTAATAAATAAGAAACCTACAACATTGCTGTTGTAGGCTATCTGTCCGACCTTTCAGTCAGACAAGGCAAATATATAAATTTATAGCCACTACTCGTTAAATCCATTCTCAAATACACCAGCACTGCTTAATTCCTTATCAATCCTCTCTAACTCAGCTCTATTGCCTTTTAGTGAAAAATAATGGCTTAAATCAAATAAGGTTTGCATTTTAACTTTGTTTGAATCTTCTTTTGTAATTCTTGCTATATACTCTTTTTCGCTGGTATCTTCAATGCCAATTTTGCTTAATTCGTCTGTTGATGGGTTATAATTAAAAACGTTTTCCATAATATTTTTTTGTTGTTTATGATAAATATAAATTGTTTTTCAAATTAAAAACCCACTGTAGAAACAGTAGGTTTTATAAACTAACTAATCCGAAACTAAGCCACTCCCTTTGGGCTATTCAAATTCAGTTGCTAAACGGCTCTTATAATTAATCCAAAGCTGGTTTATTTTGTCGCTTTCTGCTGTGTCGGTATTATCCCTTACATATTCAAAAAAGCCGTCCATAATGGCATCTAAACCGCCTTTTTTATTTATGTTTTTATCAATGGCATCTTTCCAGTTAAATTTTGCAACCCATTTGCAAATGGTTTTGCAAGAAACGCCAACAGCCTTTGCAGCTTCTTTTTGGCTATATCCTTTTACAGCAATCAAGTAACGAGCTTTTAACCGTTTTGCTGTTGTTTCTTTTGATGTTTGCATAAAGTTATTTACAGGGGTTATAAAATTTCAATTTCTCCATTTGCACCAATCAAACACTGTTTAAATTCATCCCCAAACCTTGCAACAGGTGCAAAGCCAATAGACTTTTTAAAAGCTCCATTTTCTTTAACAAAAGAAGCAGATTCGATAAGCATTACACTACTATCTTTTTTTAATGTTGCCATTAAACCACTTGCAAAGAAGCTCAACACATCTAATGTGGTTGCGTTAGTAGCTTTAAACCAAAAATCATTTTTATTGTATATAACCAGTGCTTTTGCTTTTTGGTTTTCTCTATTTGTTGCTGTTAATTCTATTATGGCCGTAACAGTTTCGTTATTCATATATTCTTGCAGTTCCATAAGGTTTGTTTATTTTGTTTTTAATGGGTTTTTAAACGCTGTTTAAAGGAGCTTTCCAAATTCAACTCCTGTAATAGATTTTTAGTTGCTTTTATAGCTTCGCTTTCGCTTTTATGCTTTACAATTTGTTTGAATTGATTAATGGTTTTTAATAGCTCACTACTATTCATTTCTTTAAGTTCCTTTTTAACCGTTCCCCTTTCCTTTACAAATTGATTGAGCTTTGCAGTGTTCATTTTCTTATCCTCTTCGCTGCCACCATAAATAATTTCAGCATCATAAGCCAGTGCAAAAATCTTTCTTATCATAGGCTCATTGGTTTGTTTGGTTTCGTTGAACTTTTCATCCAGCTTGCTGATTAACCAAATGGCTTCTGCTTTTGTAAGTTCCTTGCTGCTTTGCGTTCTTTGTCTGCTGGTACTGTTTATTAATGCTGCTTTTTGTTCCTGTAGGTTTAGTTTAGAGATTAGAAAATTTAGTTTTCTTAATTGTGCTGTTGTGATTTGCTGTTGCATACTGTTGTTTATTTTTTAGTTATAAATTATGATGCTGTTATTTGAAGTTGATGTAATAGAATGGCGTTTTGCAGGTCGCCAAATCGTTTTTTAGTGTAAAGCTCTTTTATAGTTTCTTCGTCTGTAATACCATTGCTTTCACATACATACTTTATTTCGTTTCTGCTTAATCCGCTTAAAGTATTCCAAATGTTTATTCGCCTTAAAAACTCTGCAAACCCTTCTTTGCCTTTATTGCTAAACTTGATTAGGTTGCTTTTAAAGTAAGGCATACCACCCAAAACAAAACCACAGTTCTTAATGGTTTTATCTCTTAAAACGTGCAAATACAAAATCATTGTGTGGGTAATCTTGCCAGCTTCATCTACTATTACCAAAGGGCTGCTAATGGTGTTTAATTCCTCTGCAATACGATTAACCATTTCGTTTATGCTTCCTTCAAAATCAACCCCCATTTCACGCAATAGGGCTGTAAAAAATTGCTTTGGCTTCATAGTCTTGTCATAAGCTACATAAAACACATTCTTTTGCTTTGCATAGGTTTCTAAGGCTGTTGTTTTACCTGTGCCAGTGTCGCCAGTGATGCCAACCATAAAACGGTTTCTTTGTGCAATTTCACAGGCATTTGTACAGGCTGTAAAATCATTGGTAACAAACAATTGATTGTTTGCATCTGCAACACAAACTTTGTTTTTAATCTTTCGCCACATTTCATCTTTAATATCATTCCAATTGGCGTTTTCAATTTGGCTAAGTGTGGCAGAGCTTACGCCAATTTGATTTGCCAGCTTGTTTTGGCTTAAACCCTTTGAAGCCTTGTAAATGTTAATGGCTTCTTTAATCTCGTTTTTTTCTACATTTGTCATACTACTTTATTTTAGATTAGTGAATTATGGCGTATGAGCTGCAACTCTTACGCTGTTTTTATTTTAGATAGTTTAATCGTCATTGTCTGTAAACTCGCTTGGCAATAACTTTCTTATTTTATGATTTTTTGGTGCAAATGGCGATTCGTTGATTTTGCTTTTAGGCTTAAAATCTTCATTGTTTAATTCGTCATAATCTCTTACAGGAATATAAACATTATTAAAATCAACACCATTATCAATAGCAGCAGCTTTAAGGGTTGCATTTTGCTCTAATTCTTTTAAAATATGCTTTGGTGTTGTAATTCTGTTTAGTAGCTCGTAAGCTTCGGGATTTGTGTTTAATGCCCTTTCCATTAAATTTTCATTTGCTTGTTTAGCCTTAGAAATAATGCCTTTTATACGTCCTTTGTTTCTGTTTAATAACTCAATATCAATTTCGGTTTGGTCGGCTTTTGCCCCATGTATTTTTGTTCTTTGTTGCAATTGAATTATTGCAGCATCGTTTTTTATGTCATATAAATAAATCTCTTCTTTCAAATCTTCATACCTTACAATAACTGTTTTATTATTGTACTTACTGTATAGGCTTGCTGGTAATTGGTACTCGAATTTTATACCTCCACGTTTAATGGTTATTTGTCCTCGCGAAATTTTACTTTCTGTCTTAGCTGTTAATAATTTTACCCTATCAAAAACATCTACTTTATAGCAATTGGGTTTTTCGCTTGTTGCATATAGTTCGTTCGGGGTTTTGCCTTCTTTATTTAAAATTTCGTTGTTGTAATCTTCTACTATTTTAAATCCAATCCCCATAATTTCATTAATTGAAAGGTTGTTTTTTAAATATTTATCTAAAAGCTCTTGTGATGGTTGCCCATCTATACTTCTTGACTTTATACCTTCGCCCAAATAGCCATAATGGTTGCGACAAAGCCTGTCTAAATGCCTGTTATGTCGTTCTATAATGCTTTTATGTTGTGGATTGCTGGTAGCATTATATTTAGTGCCTATTTCGGCAATTGCTTCTTTAAAATTTGCAGCTTCTTTTGTTTTGTTAAAACTGTGATTATCTGTTAAAATCTCAGATGGTAAAACACCAGTATTTATAATGGCATTTCGTAATGCTGACATTATGGTAATAGTATCTTCATTTTTCCCTACAGCATAACCAACGATTTTTTTACTATAAGCATCTTTAACTATAACAATATCGTAGCGATTACAATAACGTTTTTCATTTGGTAAAGGATTAGGATTTTCAACATAAAAAGGCAATCTCCAACCGTCCATTTGCCATTGTGTATTTGCATTTAAAGCACTTTGCATAGTCGCAAATGGTAGTTGCTTGGCTTTGGCAGCAGCTGCACCATAACGGCTTTGGTAAACGCTAATATTTTCTTCTAAAATTCGCTTTCTAAACTTGTCAACCCAAGACTTATTTGCAGGTGGTTTTTCGTTCGCCTCTTTGCAAAGAATGCAGATTCTATCAAACACCTGCCTGTTACTAAATTTTCTTGGCGAACCTACTAATGCAGCAGCCCAAAATTGATTTAATTCGCTAACCTTTTTAATGTTTTTTGGAGTGGTAAACCAACGCTGGTCTATTGCCAAACTTTCTGCACCATTATTTACTGCTTTGCTTTTGGCGTTGTAAAACGAATTTTCGTTTTTATAAACACCACTGTAAATTTTATTGAAGGCAGTATATAAAGGGAAATTGTTTTTGTTGCCGTTTTCTATAATCCAGCTCCACACTGCAAACAACTTTGCAGCCTTATAAATTTTGCTTTGTGATAGCGTTGGATATTTAGCTTTAAACGATTCTATGTGCTTTATGTAGCCCATAGAATACTCATAGTTCAAATGTTTAAAATATTCATCAACGGCGGTTTGATGTTTGTTTAAGTTGGCTAAGGCTTTTAGCTCGATTTCGCCTGGTAGCTTTGCTCTTGTAGGTGCAGGAATAGAAGTGTATTTTATAAACCACAATCCATCTATTTTGCACAAACAATGTTTCTTTCTTTTAAAAATAACTTTTGATGTATTAGCATCTATGCTTTGACTGTCTAAAAACTCTTTTGACAACATCAATATATTGTTATAATAAATTATTGTTTTCATTATTCAGATATACTTTTAAGTTTATCAACTAATTTTTTTATAGTCTTTTGATATTCAAATGCAACCTCTAAAGCTGCTTTTTCTATTTTGGGGCTTGATTTTGTTTCGCCATTCAAAAAACGAGTTACAGCACCCTTACTAACATTTGCTCTTTTAGCAACCTCGCTAATAGAGCCATAAGGGAGATTATTTTTTATTTCATTTCGTTCAATCATAAAATTTACTATTTTTACACTATCATTGATAAGAGTTGAGCAAAATTACACCTATTTGGTGTAATATCAAAATTAATTATACTTTTTTAGGGAATATATGCAACAGATAGAAATAAATAACAGGTTAGTGGAGTTGAGAACACAGTTGGGAATCTCACAAAAAGATATGTCACAACAACTTTCGGTTAGACAATCCTACTATTCTGACTTAGAAAATGGACGTAGAAATGTATCAAATAAATTTATTGATAAAGTTTGTAGCACACTGAATGTTCAAAAAAATTGGTTGTACACTGGTTTAGGTGATATTTTTACACCAAAAAAGGGCAATTTCTTGTACCCTGATTCTGTACCACCTGTTGTACCCAATTCAAGTGTACAGAGTAATAAGGATATTGAAAAAGCATTTGAATGGAATAACGAAGTAGAAGAGTGGTCAAAAAAATATGCTCAAAACAGGATGAAAAAAATAATGGCAAATTATGAAACACTCGAACTTGAATTTAATAAACGTCTGCTTACTGATATAATACAAAATCATAGCAAAATCAATGGTTTACAGTCAGATTTGAACGATTTAAGAATATTCAAATTTATAATTGAAAATTTGGACTTTTATTATTTTAACGCAGTCGATTTGCAGTTAAATAGTGTTGCTAAGTATTTGGAAAATGGGAAATTTAATTATGAAGATTACAAAACAGCTTATCTAAAGGAGCTGGGAAAATTAGAGCAAATACGACCTGCTTTGCATAAAATATCAAAAGCAATCAAAGGATTCTATAAGGAAATTGAGAATTTTGATACAGAAAATATAATAAAGGGGTATTTCGGCGAATCTATTAACGAAAGCTAATAAAATAAAGGCTTTCAGCTTGTTTCATAAGCCGTTTAAATGGTATTAATTCACCTTTTAAACGGTTTTTTTATGCTGTTTAATCGTTTAAACCACCCATAATTGAAGCAAATTAACCCTATTAACTTTTTATTGAGTAAGCAATAACCGCAAATAAAAGCCGCTACAATTCAATACTGTAGCGGCTTCTGTGCATTTTTCGCACCTTTTTTATTTACTTATAATATTAATCTTTTACTTTACCCCCCATAAATCAAAATTACTTCAACTCAATATAGAGGGATGTGACTTTAATACTTTTAATGAGGGACTCAATCCGTATATATACAATTCGAAAGAATATGACAACTATTTTAATAATTGTAGAGAGTCAAAAGATTGGATTTATCCAATGAAAAGAATACAAATAAGTTATTCTAAAGAGGACAAGTCTTTATTACCAGATAGCTTTGATTTCTTACAGACAGAGAATGGATTTAAACTTATAAGCATAACAATAAGAAATGGAATGATAAAATAACAGCAGCCAACATTAGGTTTGGCATTATTGGGGCTTGACGAATATTGCCTCAACATTTGTTCTTTATTGTACTTCAGTTCGGGCTTGACATTATAAATTTGGCTTATGAACAAAACATCAGCAATATTGCAATTATCAACTTCGGTTATGGGCTGACGGAATGCTAATTCCCCAACAAACGCCAAGCCTTTTTCGTTGGTAGCAATGCGATTTGACAGTATCTTATTACAAGAAATAATTTAGAAAATTCCTTGTTCTTCGTACTTTAGCAACGTGAAAAAAAACAAAGAAATAGGACTTGATTTTATTATTGACAAACTCACTAACTCAATTGAGAATGTTTTTACAGGCGACAGTTTTGCGACTGATATTTCAATATTGAAAAGTAGCGACTTAAAGACTGTTAGTAAGAAAAATAAATGGCTGTTTAATTGGAAAGATGAATTTAGCCAACCAGAAAGAGATGTTTATAAATTGACAATTGTAAATAACTCGACAATTATACAAGGACTTATCAGTTTAGAAATCAAATCAGATCACGTTTATATGCACTTGGTTGAGAGTGCACCATTCAATAAAGGAAAGAATAAAGTTTACTCAGGAGTTCCAGGGAATTTAGTTGCGTTTGCGTGTAAACTTTCATTCCAACGTGGACACGAAGGCAATGTTTCTTTTCTTTCAAAAACTCAACTTGTAGAACATTATGAGAAAACGCTAGGTGCATTTCATTTTGGTGGACGAGTTATGATTATTGAGACAAAAGCAGCATTAAAACTTATTAACAAATATTTTCAAAATCAATAATATGAAAACTAAAAAAATAGAATTGGACGTTGACTTTATTGGTGGACAAAGTTCATTAACATCAGCAGAAGAAAAAGCATTGAGTGATTTTTTTAAACAACGCAAAACATCTGCGATTACGAAAATTAAACAAAGAGGAAGTTCTTCAAAACGTGAAAAAGTGCTTGCTTAGATGCACTGCCACCAACATATGGTTTGGCATTATTGGGGCTTGACGAATATTGCCTCAGCATTTGTTCATTATTGTACTTCAGTTCGGGCTGGACGTTATACATTTGGCTTATGAATAAAACATCAGCAATATTGCAATTATTGGGCTTTGGTTATAGGCAGACGGAATGCTAATCCCCCAACAAACGCCAAGCCTTTTTCGTTGTGTGCAACTTAATCTCCGGTTCCAATATCTAACGCACTTTTTAGGACAAAATATTAACATTGTAAAATGCCTAAAAAGTATAAAAGAATCG